AGGGATTAATGAAGTTTGAGTTGTGGCCATTTCAGGAAGAACTGATAAAAGGTTTAACTAGAGAGAGGTTTTGTATAGTAAAATGTCCTAGACAGTCTGGTAAATCACAGACAAGTCTGGCATTTATGCTTCATTACATATTATTTAATGACCAAAAGAATGTAGCGATTCTTGCCAATAAGGGTGCTACAGCAAGAGAATTGTTGGGTCGTCTACAAATGGCATATGAAAAACTTCCAATGTTCTTGCAACAAGGAGTATCGGAATGGAACAAAGGGTCTGTTTTCTTAGAAAACGGCTCCCGAATCCTTGCATCCTCTACATCATCAAGTGCTATTAGAGGGTATTCATTTAATCTAATTTTTCTTGATGAGTTCGCATTTATTCAGCAGGGGATGGCAGAAGAATTTTTTAATTCTGTTTATCCTACTATATCATCTGGTAAAACATCTAAGGTTATTATCGTATCAACACCAAATGGTATGAATCATTTCTATAAGATGTGGACCGATGCCATAGAAAAACGCTCCAACTATCACGCCTTTGAAATTAATTGGTGGGATGTCCCAGGTCGAGATGATGATTGGAAGAAACAGACGATTGAGAACACGAGCGAAGAACAATTTAGGCAAGAGTTTGAGTGTGAATTTTTGGGTAGTGCTGGTACTCTAGTTAATCCTGGAAAGATTGCCGAACTTACTATCAAGAATCCTCTTTCAAGAAAAGATAATCTAGATGTCTATGAAGAAACGATTGAAGGAAACAATTATTTTGTAGCAGTAGATGTTGCAGAAGGTCGCGGTCAAGATTACTCCACGTTTAATGTGATTGACATTACAGAAATCCCATTTAAGCAAGTAGCCAAATATAGGTCAAACACAATATCACCACTTCTTTTTCCAAACATAATTCAGAGAGTAGCAACCGCATATAATAAAGCGACTGTACTGGTTGAATCAAATGGCCCTGGTGGGGAAGTTGCTAATATTCTCCATTACGATTTGGAATACGATAACACAATAAATGAATCAGGGGTTCAAGCAAAATTAGGTATAAAAATGACTAAGCGTGTCAAAGCGGTTGGTTGTTCTAATTTCAAGGACCTTGTAGAAACAAACAAACTAATAATTAACGATTTAGAGACAATACAAGAGATATCTCAATTTATCGTTCGAGGAAAGAGTTGGCAAGCAGAAGAGGGTGGTAATGATGACTTAGTAATGAGTCTGGTGTTATTCTCTTGGTTCTCTTCCCAAGAACTATTCAAAGAATTAAATGACATAGATTTAAGAACGAAATTATATGATGGACAGATGCAACAAATAGAAGATGACTTGACTCCCTTTGGTTTTATCGAGGATGGAATAGAGGGAGAAGATAAATATGTTATAGAAGATGGAGAAGTCTGGCAAATCTATAATTAGAAAGGAAGATATGTTTACATTAACAGATAACGCAAAGACACAGATAGTGTCGGTTTGCAATAAAGAAGATGACGATGCAGTACGATTCAGTATTAAGGGTGGAGGATGCTCTGGATTTGAATACGACTGGAAAGTAGAACACGAATATTTTCCAGAGGAACACGATAGAGTAATAGATTTGGCAGATGGTAGGAGATTCGTAGTAGATAATGTCAGTATTAACTACATAGCAGGAGCCACGATTGATTTCGTTACAGAAGTAATGGGGTCATCATTTCAAGTGATTAACCCTAATGCGAGTTCCAGTTGTGGTTGTGGAGAAAGCATAGGCTTTGATGGGTTAGATTTTTCTAAGGACGAAGTAGTATTATGAGATTAAAGAGCCGATATTGTGTTAAATGCTCCGCCATATACTCTTATCAGTGTTCGTGTCCAAATAACGTGAAACATAAAAATATTATGAGAGATTTCCACAAGACTAGTATGGCCTCGGTGGAGAAGGCCTACGAAGAGTTGCGTGGAAAACAACAAAATTATAAATAGTTGTATGGTTAGAGGAGAGTGTTCTTCTCTTCATTATCTCGTCAGAATTATCGCATAATAATTCAATAACGGTAAAATGATTGGGATAATCCATAGTTAAATAATTTTAATATAGGAGAAAAACGATGGGATTTCAATTAAGCCCAGGCGTCCAGACAAGAGAAATTGACTTGTCAACGTCTATTCCCGCGGTTGCTACCTCTTTAGGTGGTACTGTTGGTCGTTTTACTTGGGGACCTGCATTTGAACCATATCTATGCACCTCAGAAGCCGACCTTGTATCAGTCTTTGGACAACCAACCAACGATACATATCCAGCGTTTCTTTCTTCTGCCGCTTTCTTGAAGTATGCTAACAGCCTTCAAGTAGTTCGAGTTGTTGATTCAGGAGCGATGAATGCCGCGCCTTCTGGTAATGTAACTCAAATAACTGGCGCAGAAGATTTTGACACACAGTTGGATTCAGGTACTTTGACAGAGGGATTTTATGCCCGCTATCCAGGTACATACGGAAATGGCATTACAGTAGAAACACATAGTGGTGATGCAACTTGGTCTGCTTGGCAGTACGGAGGAGCATTTGATGTTCAGCCTGACTCAAGCAATAACGAAATGGCAGTTGTCGTAGTAGTTAACGAAGAAGTTGTTGAACGATATCTTGTGGGTCTTGCTCAAGGCGACAAAAACAGTGACGGTGGAAACATCTGGGCAATGGATATAGTTAATCCTCGCTCTAAACTTGTCTGGATTAACACGGATAACGTGACTAATTCAGGTGCTGGCTCTGTATCATTTAGTGGCGGAATCGCAGTTTCGGCAGGTGTACCTGCTCATTGTGATGACGGCAGTGGTGATGACCAAGCAACTTGCGAAGGTGCAGGTCATACTTGGGTATTGGCAGTTGATGCCGGTACAGTAGGCGCTAACGAGTATATGCAAGGTTGGGACCTTTTGCAAAACGCTGACGAAGTTAATATTTCATTAGCAATTGCTGGTGGACTCTCTAACGAGAATTCAGCACAGGTTTCTATTGTTTCTAAGTACATCATTGAAGTAATAGCAGAAGGTCGTAAAGACTGTATCGCTATTGTATCGCCTCCGAAAGAGACTGTTGTTAATGTTGGTGGAGCCACTAACGCTGTTAACAATGTAATCGCTTGGAGAACTGATGTTGCATTTAACTCTGCATCATCTTACGGTACTCTTGATGGCAACTACAAATACGTTTATGACGTTTATTCTGACACTTATCGCTGGATTGGATTCAGTGGTGACATAGCAGGATTGATGGCTCATACTGATTCAGTTCGAGATGCTTGGTGGAGTCCAGGTGGTTTGAATCGTGGTCAGATTAAAGGCGTAGTTAAACTTGCTTATCAACCAACTCTAGCCCATAGAGACCAATTGTATATGCTTCCAAACGGAATCAATCCAGTTGTTACTTTTCCAGGACAGGGAACTGTTCTTTGGGGAGATAGAACTCTATTGACTAAACCTAGTGCATTCGATAGAATTAATGTTAGGCGACTATTCATTATTCTTGAGAAAGCGATATCAATATCCGCAAAATACTTCTTGTTTGAATTCAACAACGAATTCACCCGTAAGAATTTCTTGAATATGGTTAATCCATATCTTGAGGGAATCAAAGCGAGACAAGGTATGTATGATTTTTACGTTCAATGTGACGCCGAAAACAACACTCCTGAAGTAATTGACTCAAATCAGTTCATTGCGAGTATATTTCTTAAACCATCCAAGTCTATCAACTTTATCACGCTTAATTTCGTAGCAACGAAAACTGGTGTTGATTTTGCTGAAGTCATTGGTCAAGTATAAAGGAGAATAAAAATGGCACATTTTAATGTAAACACTTTTAATGCTCAATATACTGGCGACTACGCTCGTCCTAATCTGTTTGAGGTTAATATTGCTGGCATCGATTCTCATATGTTTGTTAAGGCCGCTAGTCTTCCCGCATCTACTGTAGGAATGATTGAGGTACCTTATCAGAACCGTAAGTTAAAGGTTCCTGGTGACAGAACATTTGCTGATTGGACTGCAACAATTATCCAAGATGAAGGTTACGTACTGCGTACAGCCTTGTTAAATTGGCAAGCGGCTATAACTGGTTTCAGTTCAATGGCTTCTACCGCGGGTGTTGCAACATCACACAAGAAAATAGAGATTCAACCGTACAATCGTGACGGCACAGCATCTACACACAAAGCAAATGTGTATGGATGGCCTAGCGAAATTGGTTCAGTCGAACTTTCTTGGGAAACAATTGACACCATTCAAGAGTATACTGTTACTTTTAGTATTTCTTGGGATGATGGTGGAATTGATGCGGCTGACGTTGCTGTATTGGCGTAATAATAACTTGTTATTTGAGCGTATAAATATAGATAATACTAACTTAACTAACAAAGAAAAGTGATATGGAACTATTTGGTTATAAGATAGAGAAGAAAATCGGCTCATCTGTGGTGGAAAAGGGGACGAAGTCCTTTGTTGCACCTAACCTAGACGATGGTTCTACCGTAATTGATGGAGGGGGAATAAACGCCTTCTCCATCAATTTCGACACTGCGTTTATAACGCAACAAGAATTAATCGGTAAGTATCGTCAGGTAGCGAGACAGCCGGAGGCCGAATCAGCGATTGACGATATAGTTAATGAAGCGGTGGTGTTGGACCCGTACAAGGACCCAGTCACCATTTATCTTGATAAATTAGATACAGTTGATGTACCTAAGAATATCAAGGATATGATTGCAGAAGAATTTACGATTATCTCTAAGAAGTTGGAGTTTAATCAAGCAGGACCTGATATTTTCAGACGATGGTACGAAGATGGAGCAATCCATTATCATATTATTTTTGATAACGATAATCTGAAGAAAGGCATCAAAGAATTACGATACATCGATGCCGTTAATATCAAGAAGATTAAAGAGATTTTGAAAGAACGAGATTCCGATGGAGTCGAAGTTGTTACTGGGGTAGATGAATATTGGTTATATTCAAAAGAGAGTAGAGGAATCACTCAAACCCTTAAAGTTGCATTAGAGGCAGTAGCGACTGCTGACTCTGGATTATATGATAGTGACAAGGAAGTTACGTTATCATATCTCCATAAAGCAATGAAACCAATTAATCAACTTCGGATGCTTGAAGATTCGATGGTGATTTACAGAATTACCAGAGCGCCTGAAAGACGGGTGTTCTATATAGACGTTGGAAATCTGCCTAAGACTAAAGCAGAACAATATCTACGAAACATTATGAACAAGTTTAAGAACAAAATGGTTTATGATGCTTCTACGGGTACTGTAGCAGACGGGAAAGATACTATGTCTATGATGGAAGATTTCTGGCTCCCACGAAAAGAGGGTGGTCGGGGAACTGAAGTAGAGACATTGCCAGGTGGTACAAATCTTGGTGATATGGATGATGTAGCATATTTTCAGAAGAAAGTATATCAGGCATTACACGTTCCGTCTAGTAGGATGGATACAGAAAGTACCTGGAGTTTCTCTAGAGCGGGTGAGATAACAAGAGATGAGATTAAGTTTACTAAATATGTAACGAAACTACGTAAACGATTCTCTGATTTGTTGTATTCGCTATTGAGAACTCAACTCCTGTCAAAGCAGATTATTGACAAGGGTGAATGGAACGTCTACAAAGAGAATATTAATTTTATCTTTGAAGACGATGGATATTTTACAGAACTCAAGAAACTTGAGATGATGACATCCAGAATTGAAATGCTTGATACTATATCAAGTGGAGAAATGATTGGTCGTTATTACTCTGTTGAGTGGGTAAGAAAAAATGTCTTAATGCAGACTGAAGAAGATATTGATGTGTTAGACAAACAAATGGACACAGAGCGTGAAGCACAATCATCCTCGGATGGTGAAGAAGGTGAAGAAGGCGGCTCTGACGATTATTACTAGGAGATAGGATATTATGCCAAACGAAAATTTAGAAAAACTTGTGCAGTATGCACGAGATAAAAAGCCGACAGACTTTAAAGCATTGTTGTCTACTGAAATAGGTAGTAGGATTGCCACGAAGATATCGGACATTAAGACTAATCTTTCTAAGACTATGTTTACAAAAGTTGAAGAGGGAACTGAAGATGAAGTAGAACATACTCACGATGACGGTACTACTCACACTCACGCTGGTGGGGACAAAGAACACGTCCACGAAGGCGAACTTCCACCTGCATTGAAAAAAGCCATCGCTGCCAAGAAGGCCAAAGACGGCGGAGATGACGATGATGAAGATGAGAAAGAAGAATCATTTATTCCTAAGGGGATGAAGATTAAAGAAGGCGACAAGGCCGCGTATCAGAAATTCTTCAATGGTAAACTTGCTAAATGGAAAGTAAAAAGTCCATCAGAGTTAGATGACGCTGATAAGAAAAAGTTTTTCGGTGAAATCGAGAAGGAGTGGAAATCTGAAGATGAGTAAAGACTACCAAGCAGAGGTGCTTGATTTTTTAAAGCCGACTTCGGTTAAACTTGGTTTAGCAGAGGCTAAAAGTGCTTATGGCAAAGAAATCAACATCGGTGCAAAGGCCGTTAAAGAGTTATCCAATTTCGGAAAATCAGTGCAGAAACTGAGGAAAGAAGTTGGTAAGAAGGACGGGCCGAAAGGTATTGGTGGAGTTTACGATAAGATAATGGTTATTGAAGGAATGGTAGAAGATTTAAACAATCAATTGCGTGATGCTATGGATATCTTTGCATCACTGGAAGACTATCGGGAAAAGAAATGAAAACAGGCAACCATAAATTTTTGAATCCTTTTCTGGTCTCTGAGGCCTCTATAACTGTTAAAAGTTTCGATTTTGGCGAGTATAAGAACACTGGTGGCCCTAAAGCAGTCAAAAAACTGAAGTTGAAGATTAAAGTTAGTCAAGGTAAAGGATTTATGGGAAGCGATTTAGCCATATTTACTGGACAAGAAAAAGACTTAGTTGCTTATGCACAGAAGTATTTGGGTGCTGATGGTAAAACGCTTAAAGACGTTCAAAAAGAGTTGAACTAATGAAAACAAACGAACATCAATTTTTGAATCCTTTGGCACCATCTTCTATGTATCCTCTTGAAGAAGGAAAATTTAAAGGCTTTAAGATTCATCTTTCCCAAGGGGAGAGAGATAAAAGTACAGAGAAGCCACCTGGTTGGAAAGGTAGTTGGAAAGACTCGATGAAATTCCACCCTGGACCAATTAATGACTGGCACACAGTTAAATTTTCTGAAAAGGACATTGATGAATTCATTTATGGGAGTAAAGCATCGGGAATGAAGGGTGGATGGAAAGAGTGGTATCAGTCTGATAATCTTCCTAAATGGTTAATCTTTGCAATTATGGCACAAATGAACAAGAAAAATGTTACTCCACCTGTAGTTAAAGCATATGAAACAGTTATGCAGAGAATAAAGGATGGGAAAATTAAAGAAATTAAGATAACCCCACCTAAATATGCGGTCAGTGACCCGGAATGGCACAAAGCAAAGTTTTACGATTCGCATCAAAGACTTGACCCTAAATATTGGAAATAAAAATGAATAAACTACAAAAAGAAACTGTTGAATTTCTAAAGCCAACATCAAAGAAACTTGCAGAAAGTACAGACTTTAAAGGTAGTAAGTCCGTATCAATAACCAGATTCAGTGGTGGTAATAAGGGTATGATGATTCAACTGACTGACAAGAAACGAGGCAATATTCAAATGCCAGTTCAAGAAGCAGTGGTGCTTGGTAGAGCATTACAAAATAAAGATTTAATGAAGGCATAAATGAAATGAGTCTAGTTAAATTCTCTGAATATTTTGATGAAGCAGTTGAAATAGGCAATGGTGAAGCCATTGTTGAGTGGTCAGAAGAAGGATGGAACTCACTGACGATTGCTGAACGGGCTGAATTAGAAGCCGAAGCAATCACAGGTTGGGCTATGTGGCATATTGGTCCTCTAGATAAAGATGATGATGGAGAAATAGACCCAGATGATGAAAAGTACACGGGAAGATTTGTAGCATATGAAGGCGCTTCTGCTATAAGCGAGTACATTGATACAATCAATGAGGCTGCCTGTGATGCGTGTGGAGAAGACCCTTGCGTGTGTGACCCAGATGTTTCTGAAGAAATTACTCCAGAAATATGGATGGAGAAATACAAAGCGAGAAACACACAGCAACGCAGAAGGACACAGAAGAACAAAGACAGAATGAAGTTTAAAGACCGTGGCGCTAAATTAAAGGCCAAGATTAACCGTAAAAAGGGTGGTAATAAAGTAAAACGAATCAAATTAAGAAAGAAGTGGATGCGTATTAATAAGTCTAAAATTAAAAACGCACAAAAAGTTTATGGTGGCAAGGTTAAGTCCAAGTTCACTAAGAAGAAATAGGAGAAGTATAATGAGACTAATCTCGGAAATTAATGAATCTGTTACGTATATAACAGAGGCTAATGGAAAAGACCTGTATATCGAGGGTGTGTTTCTACAAGCAGACTTAAAGAATCGTAATGGTCGACTATATCCTGGTCCCATTATGGAGAAAGAAGTCAAGCGTTACACTAAAGAATATATTGACAAGAAACGAGCATTCGGTGAATTAGGACATCCTGAGGGGCCAACTATCAATTTGGATAGGGTATCTCATATGATTACTGAACTGAAGAAAGATGGCAGTAATTACCTCGGTAAAGCAAAAATTACCGATACGCCTAGCGGAAACATTGTCAAGAATCTTATCAAAGAGGGAGCCCAACTTGGTGTCTCATCTCGTGGTATGGGTTCGCTTAAAGCGAACAAAAAAGGAATTCAGGAAGTACAGGGTGATTTTTACCTTGCTACTGCCGCGGATATTGTCGCAGACCCGTCAGCACCAGATGCCTTTGTAAATGGTATTATGGAAGGCAAAGAGTGGGTATGGGAGAACGGCGCAATTCACGAAGTTGAGATTGCGAAATATAAGCAAATAATTGAGAATCTGACGGGCAAAAAGCGACTAACATCGCTGGAAGCAACGATTTTTGAAGATTTTGTAAGTAGGTTGTAGGAATCAGTATGATTTATGCAACTGTTAAAGTAATTAGTTTTATAAATAATAGTAATTAGAATTTATAAACTAATTTTAATGATTAATCAATTGGATTAGGAGAACCCTGATGAAGTTAAAAACAGAAACTGGCGAATTGTTGGTTTTGGACGAAGAGCAAAAAGTCTGGAAAGGCGATAGTGCTAAGTCCGATACTTCTATTACAGTGTCAGAGGCTGATGAACTTTTAGAGAAAGGGGACCTGGAAATGGTTGCTGATGAATCTGAAATTACAGAAGCCGATGTCTCAGAAGCCGAAGCACCGAAAGCCACACCTTTAAAGAAGAAGAAGAAAAAGGTTGATGGTAGTGGAGAAACTGACGTCCTCGAAGATGACGATGAGGATGAAGGAGACGACAAAAAAGCAGAGTCTAAAAAAGTAGCGACAGACGAAGCAGACGGTGATGAAGCAGACGAAGATGAAGATGACGAAGTAGAAGAAAAAGCAACTAAATCTGCCAAGACTAAAAAGGAAGAAGTTGAAATTCACGTGGACGTGACTGAAGATGTTAACGCATTGTTTGATGGTCAAGACCTAACGGAAGATTTCAAAGCACGAACTACACTTGTATTTGAAACTGCGGTGAAAGCCAAAGTCAAGGAAAATTTGAAATCTATCGAAGAGAAGATGGAAGAGAACCTTGCTAAACAGACTGCCGATACACTTGCTGATATTACAGAGAAACTTGATGGTTATCTTGACTATATGGTTTCCGAGTATATTGAAGAAAATGTACACGCAATTGAACACAAGCAGAAAAACGAAATCCTAGAGGGTTTTGTTAGTGGTATGCAGAAGTTGTTTGCCGAACATTACATTGAAATCCCTAACGAGAAGTACAATGTAATCGATGAGCAGGCTAAAGAGATTGATTCTCTTAAAGGAAATCTAGATGCAGAGATGAATAAAAACATTGAAGCAAAAGGACAACTAGCAGATGCAACCGCTGAAAAGATTTTCAGAGATGTTACAGAAGATTTAACCGAAACGCAGAAAGCAAAGATGAAAACACTTGCTGATGGTGTAGAATTTGATGATGCTAAGACTTATGCTGAAAAACTTAATACTCTAAAGGAAACGTACTTTCCTTCAGAGGCGGAGAAAGAAGAAGTAATTGCAACTGAGGGCGCTAGTGATAGCACCTCTGACGGAGTGATGACTGATGCAATGAAGAAGGTAATGGCTTCACTTTCACAATCGAGGGAACCGAGCATTTTAGGTGCTTAACCATCATTTATATTTAATAATAGGAGAAACAGAAAATGTTTTTATCAGAAGAAATTAAAGATAAGTGGCAGCCAGTTATGGAGCACGAGGATTTACCAAAAATCCAGGATGCAACTAAACGTGCAATTACACTTCGTCTTTTAGAAAATCAAGAAAAGGCTTTGCAAGAAGCCAACGTTACTGGCGCAAATGTCGATAACTGGGACCCGATTCTTATCAGTCTCGTTAGACGTACTATGCCTCAGTTAATGGCTTATGATACCATTGGCGTACAGCCGATGTCTGGTCCTACTGGACTTATCTTTGCTATGAAATCACACTACACTGGCGAAGCCAGCACGGGTGCTGAAGCGTTAACCACGGCTGCTGGTCAGCCTGATGTTGACTTTTCGGGTGATGACGCAAATACTCAAAATCAATACACTACTGCTGAAGGTGAGGCTTTAGGTGGCTTTGTCGCTGGTGGCGGTGCATTCAAAGAGATGTCTTTCTCAATCGAGAAATCCAGCGTTACTGCTGAAACTCGTGCGTTGAAAGCCAAGTATTCTTTGGAACTTGCTCAAGACCTTAAAGCGATTCACGGCTTGGATGCAGAATCAGAATTGTCAAATATTCTATCTGCTGAAATCCTTGCTGAAATCAATCGTGAAGTTATTGAGTTGATTGACTCACAAGCCATTCCGGGCGCAACTGCAGGAACAACTCTTGCTGGTACTTTTGCTGTCGATGACTCAAAAGACAACCGCGGCGCACGTTGGGGTGGTGAAAGATACAAATCTCTATTGATTCAAATCAATAAAGAGGCGAATCTTATCGCTAAAACTACTGGTCGTGGTCGAGGTAATTGGCTCCTAGTAAGTCCAGACGTTGCGTCTGCACTTGATATGGTTGCCGGACTCGCTGTTCCTAGTATGTCTGTAGACAATGGTCAACAGCCTGACATTTCACAGAATGTGTTTGCAGGTACTCTTGGTGGAAAATACAAAGTATTTATCGACCAGTTTGCCGCTACTGACAGTGTTATTGTTGGTTATAAAGGTGCGAATATGTATGATGCAGGTCTTTTCTACTGTCCATACGTTCCACTTCAGTTGATGAAATCAATTGGTGAGGAAGACTTCCAGCCGCGTCTTGGATTCAAGACTCGTTATGGGCTTACTCATAACCCATTTGCTTCTGGTACAGCCGCACAGAATCCTTACTTCCGTAAGTTTCTTGTAACTGGTCTGTAATCGCAGATGAAAAAATAGATTTCCTTTTAACTTAGGGAAACCGATACCAAGCCTCCACCTTCGGGTGGGGGCTTTTTATTTGGCTGAGAGGTTGTATAAATAGTAGTATGGCACAAGAAACTAGAATTAATCCGACCAAAATCAATCTGGCGAAAAGTACAAACTATCGCTTGAATATACACGTATTGCCTGAAACCCAGTTTTGGTTGACTACGTGTAACCTACCGACCTTGAGTACAAACGAGGTTATGATACCTGACCCTGCACTTGGGAACAGATATTTACCAACGAACACACAGCAAATCGCACCGATGACAGTCACATTCCTTGTGGACGAGGACTATTCCAACTATATGGAAATTATTGCTCTGATGCACAGAGCGGCTGGTCCAGATATGAGTAAGAGATATAAAGAAGGGGAAACTATGGTTTCCACTGGAAGTCTGCATATCCTCTCAAATAACAAAAATGTCTCGGACGTGGTGTTTACCTTCCACAATCTATTTCCTACGATTCTAGGAGAACTCCAGATGACCAACGAGTCCACAGAGCCGTTGCTCACTGATTTGACATTACAATATGATTATATGACGTACCAGAGTGGCACAGCCCTCTAAACCGTACTTTTTTCTTAGAAATAAGTACAAAAACGCTTGACTTTTGATGTGAGATAGTATATAATGGTCCTATGAAAATAGAAGAATTAGAGAAATCCGTAGAAACAGACCTATACATAGACGAAACCGTTCTCGCACGGGAATCGCTCGGAACTCCTCTCAAGCATAATAAGTATCTGAAGATGCTATTGAGGGAGAGGCTGAAGTTGAAGAAACTGCGAAACGAACTCTATAAGGTATCCTTGGGCAGAACGAACTATTATAATGGTTCGGACCCTGACCCATTTGAGTATGTCCTAAAGGAACGGGAAGTCAAGGAATATGTGCGAATTGACCCAGCCGTGGTGGAATGGGATGCAAAGGTGACTCTCCAAGAAGAGATGGTTAAATACCTTGAGGAAATATGCAAGATGTTTGAGAAGCGTGGATTCGCTATCAAAAATGCGATTGACTTTATGAAGTTTACTCAAGGAGAATTTTAGAGAGTGTCCGATATTGTTGTACATCAAAAGGATGATGTATATCTGAATATTGAATGTGAGGCGGGACTAGCCCACGACTTATCAGATTTTTTCACCTTCAAGGTTCCCGGCTATAAGTTTATGCCAGCATATCGCTCTAGGGCGTGGGATGGTAAGATACGCTTGTTTAGTGCCTTTGGTGGAGAACTATATGTTGGGCTATTGCCATATGTTGTCGAATTCGCAGAACGTAGAAACTTAACGATACAGTCTCTGCCTCTGGTAGCGACTACGACTATTGAGGAAACTGTCGAATTTTTTAGTAGTCTTGACCCTCACGTTGCTGGTGAAAAGATTGTACCATACGACTATCAGGTGTCCTCTGTACATCACGGAATTAACCATAAGCGGGCTTTGATGATATCGCCCACTTCTTCTGGTAAGTCTCTGATGATATACGCACTGGTGAATTGGTATCTGAAAAAATCGAATCAAAGTATACTGATTGTTGTACCCACTACATCACTAGTAGAGCAATTGTACAAAGATTTTGAGGACTATACTACTGGGTCAAAGTGTGCGTATACCGCTGATATGGCTCATAGAATATACTCCGGGAAAGAAAAAGTGACTGACAAACGTGTAGTAATAACCACGTGGCAGTCCATATACAAATTAAAGAAAGATTGGTTTAAACAATTCGGTGCTATAATCGGAGACGAAGCACATAATTTTAAGGCCAAATCGCTTACTTCCATTCTGACAAAAATGACAGAGTGTGAATATAAGTTCGGATTTACTGGTACCCTAGATGGTACCCAAACACACAAGTTAGTGCTTGAAGGTCTATTTGGACCAATACACAAAGTTACGACAAGCAAAGAACTGATGGATTCTGAAACGATTGCTAAGTTACATATTGAAGCGGTAACTTTGGGATATACAGATGAGGAAAAGAAAGAAGTGAAGCAGATGATTTATGCAGACGAGATTGGCTTCCTTATAAATCATCCAAAACGGAATAAGTTTATTCGTGATTTGGCATTGTCCAGAGAATCGAATACGCTTGTACTTTACCAATACGTAGAAAAACACGGTAAGAAATTGTTTGAGGCTATCACAGCCAAGGACCCAACAAGACCAGTATTTTTTGTGTCTGGTGAAATTAAAACTGAAGTACGGGAGGAGATACGTGCAATTACAGAAAAATCTACAAACGCTATTATCGTGGCTAGTTATGGCACTTTTTCTACTGGTATTAATATCAGGAACCTTCATAATATTATCTTTGGGCATCCTGTTAAGTCTCGGATTAGGAATTTGCAGTCTGTTGGTCGTGTGCTTAGAAAATACGACGGAAAGGATAGAGCAACGCTCTTCGACATAAGTGACGATTTGAGTTGGAAGAAACATAAGAATTTTTCGCTCCGACATTTCTTTGAGCGGGTGAAAATCTATAATAGCGAGAAATTTGATTATAAATTAAGGAGTATAAAATTATGAGTGAACCGAACGGAAAGGATTTTAAGTCATATAAGGGAGTTATCCATCTCAAACACACGGGTACAGAATTGATTACCGATGTTATGGCAATATCTGAGGAGGGCAATTACGTAACGCTGAAGAATCCCTGCTATCTCCAGTCTATGGCCACCGAGGACGGGAAGAGCCAAATGGCCCTGGTCCCGTTTCTGATGACCACGAAGGAGGATTCCGTGCATATACCACTAGGAGACTGCCTTTTCATCTCCGAATGTCGCCAGGACGTAGCGGAACAGCACACTCAAATGTTCTCATCCGTTATCTTGCCGAAAACTGGAGGTAGCAAAATTATTCTCTAAAAAAAGTGATTTTTTGCTTGACAGCGTATAAGTAGATATGCTATAATGTTACTTACATTTGTACATATGGTCCCGTGAGCCAATTCACGGATTCCACCTGAAACGAGAAACTCAGGTAATTAGCCTTTTGGTGAAGTGAGCAGACTACAATACTCGACATACGGAGTTGAGGTCTGTGTATTGATTGTCCCGTACAAGGACTAAATATACGAAAGAAATCCGGTCAGGACACACCACGTATTGGTACAGTCCACTAGAGAAGAGTGAGTTTACACTCTGTGGCCACCAGGAATAAGTCTTTTGGACTTCGGTAACCTGGCTCTATAGTATAGTTGTATCTCCTCACCTAAACCTACAAGAACTTGATATTTCTAGTGTATCTAAATACCTAATATACTTAAATGATGGAATCTGCGAAAGGACGAAGTCCTTGAGCAATTCTGTGACGAGCGAAGCGAGGAACAGAATGAATCGTAATTGTTTGAACTTAACTGATGTTCTTTAAGCGTTTGACACCGCTGGATAACCACTCCTTGGTTTTAAGACTACACTATACCTGTATCGGTGACTCTCACCCTACGGGTTCGAGGGCTCACTCCGTTCGCCTTTTCTTTAAAATAAACCACAAAAAGACTTGACATTGATGGTCTTTCCGTGTATAATAGTACCTAATATTAACTCGAAATGGAATAGATTATGGCTATAACCAAAAGAAATACCAATCGGCGGTCAACCGAGATTCACGCACCAGTCGATAAAGATAACACGAACCACTATATCAACAACAAAGAGTTTCTAAAGGCTCTGATTGAATACCAAGAAGATATTGTGACTTGTGAGAATACAGGAAAACCAAAACCTTATGTCACTGAATACATCGCTATGTGTTTCCTACAGATAGCACAGAGACTATCCTATAGACCTAATTTCATTAACTATACATATAAAGATGATATGATATCAGATGGTCTGGAGAACTGCCTTGCGTATATGCACAATTTCAATCCCGAGAAGAGTACAAACCCCTTTGCCTATTTTACACAAATAATCTACTACGCATTCCTTAGGCGAATTCAGAAAGAAAAGAAACAACAGTACGTCAAGTATAAATATTTCGACCAAAGAGCAGGCTTCGAGCAAATGGATGAATTACAGGCACACGATAAAGAGTCCTTTGATTTCATCAACGAAAGAGGCTCTGTCGATTTTCATACCCATATAAAGGAGTTCATTGACGATATGGAAAGAAAAGAAAAGGAAAAGAAACATAAACGAGAACTAAAGAAAGCCGAGAAGGAAGGCTTAGTGAAAGAGAAATCCGAAACTAAGAATAATCTTGAGTTCTTTATGCTATGAAAGTAGCCATTATAACAGACACGCACTTTGGTGCAAGGTCAGATAGTCAAGCATTCGCCGATTATTTCTACAGATTCTGGACGAATACATTCTTTCCTTATGTGAAAGAACATAATATCAAGTCAATCATTCATATGGGCGATTTGATGGATAGACGGAAGTATGTTAATTATGATACACTCGACCGAATGAGGAAAGAGTTTATCGGTCCAATCATAGAGCAAGGTATCACTATGCACACGATTGTCGGCAATCACGATACCTATTTTAAGAATACATCTGCCCTTAATTCAATCGAACAACTATTCGATATCGCTGGTATACCGAACAACGATACGTTCCATACACCAGTTGTGGGTCATAGTAATCCAACAACTGTTAAATTACCAGATGGATATAAAGTAGACTTGATTCCTTGGATTAATGACGACAACGAAGAAGAAGTCCACCGTTTTATCAACCAATCTAAGAGTTCAGTTTGTTTTGGACACTTTGATTTGGAAGGATTTGAAATGATGAAAGGAGTTAAATCGGCATACCATTCTAGGTCTCCGAGATTTCTCGACAAGTATGATACAGTATATACTGGTCATTTCCATACCAAATCTGATAATGGTCATATCTACTATCTCGGCAATACATATGAGATAACGTGGAATGATTATAATGACCAACGAGGATTTCACATTTTTGATACAGAAACTCTTGAATGTGATTTTGTACCTAATCCGTATAAGATGCACAACAAGATAATTTACAATGACACACCGATTGATGCTTCCGAATATGATAATCAGATTGTTAAGATTATCGTAGACAAGAAGGAAGATATCGAACTATTCTCCAATACTATCGAGGAATTGGAAAAACGGTGCGAAATGATTAATATCATTGAGGACCACGGACTATTATCTTCAGACCAGATTGAGTTTGAAACCGAGGATACAATCACAACCCTGGAAAGGTACGTGGATGAATTGAGTATAGATAATAGTAAGCAAGTGAAAAAGATACTCCACGAAGTATATGTGGAAGCGTTATCAATATAGGAGTAATATTATGAGTAAAGAAAAGAAGAAGTACGATTTTGATAGTCCAGAATACAAAAAGATGATTAAGGCCAATACCGAAAGAACTGAATTGGCTGGTGAGGTAAATACCAACTGGACACCAGATACTGGGCCTACTATCACGGCCAAGGCCGAAGAAGAAACTACCAAAAAATCCCTCCGTCAGCGTATCGATGAGGACACCACTTTAACCGGAACAGCA